AGCTTAGGTAAAGCCATTTCACGTCACTCCTAGAATAATTTTAAAATATTTTACCAATGTTTCTCACTTGGTCTATACTGTTACTTATAATATCTCCAGCGCGGCCTGCTAGATTTGCAAAACCGTCTAGAGTACCAACCTCTTCCCAGTCCTCATACGCTAATGAGATACTGCAACGAAGTGTAGTATTTTCTGCACTATTAGACATTTCCATCGAAGCAAGCGTTGTTGGAAATGCGTTTCTTAGTTTAATTGTTTTAACCGGTATATAATCAGTATTGCCCATAACTTGAATTAAAACTTCTGTTCCTATATCGCTAAGAAAGGATACTCCTCTGTTTCCACTGGGATCTATTATAGCTTGCTGCCAAGTGTTAAAAAAGTTCCATATGTACATATCATTTGTTACATGAAATACCATATTAACGTCTTCATTCATATAGGCATATGGTTTTTTTATAGATTTCATATCAGTAGAATGTTCTTGCGTAACAATCTGACGTCCTGGAATAGTAACTGATTCACATAACAAATACATGTCTCGTGGATCTTCAATAAAGCTGCCTAATGATAAACTACCACCGCTAATTACTGAGCGGGCTGCATTACCAAGAATACCTTCAACGTTGCTATTGAATATTGATGGCTTCTTACCCGGATGAGTTATATACAAAGCAAATCTATTCGCCTTTGTTAATCCACCTCTTCGGCCAATTGTTGACTTAAGTGAGTCAATACCTGCTGGTAATGCCATTTATATCATCCTCTTCGATGCGCCCCAGACGTGGGTCTTATTCTTGCCACGGAACTGTTCGGTCGGAAGAAATATTGCTATGTCCCACTCAGGTGGTTCAACTTTAACAACATTGCCTTCGATACCTTTTGTTAAGTAGCGTTTAAAACATGGTTGAAACTCTTTGTATTTTGCAACTGACTTTAATATTTGATAGCTGACACCAAGTTTAGTATTATCATCGAACCTTTGATTGTTCGCTGTATCCATAAGCTTATCAAGGAACTTTGCACGTAACATAGGTGATAGGTAATGTAAGTTTAAACCATAGAAGCCATCTTTAGTAGGCTCAACCATAATAGCAAGAGGGAAGGCGTCGTAGTACGGAAGTGTTTTACGATGCTTAGGATCGTAGAAATACATGTACATGTCACCAGGCTCAGGCCGCCCTTGTTTTTTAAGCGCAGGATCTTTTAATAGTGTTCGTCGGTTTGTCCCACCTAATTCCTTGGTTTTACCCCGGAACCAGCGTCGAGCTTCGACAGATCTAGCACGCAAACCTTTACGGTATGCTTCTATCTCTAATTTGTGAAACAATGAATTTTCCATACTACTATTTATACCTTATTTCAGGATCTTTATGCCCATTGATTTAAGAACATCTTCATGCCATATAACGAAATGCCATCCACGATTACCACAAAATTCTTCTGCAGCCTTCCATTTAGATTGATTCTTAATATATGTCAATGCTTCTGTAATGGCTCTTCGAGATCTGCGTGTAACTTTAGGTGGTATGGTTTCTTTCCTAGGTTTTATCTCTACAAGATATTGTGCACCTGATCGATCTTTGTAATATACATCAACAAAGTATCTGTGCATTCGCTTATCTGTATCACATCGGTAAGGTATTACTACTTCTTCTGAGTTCCATTCAACAATATCAGGATTTGCATCGATCCATCTGAACGTATTTCTTTCCCATAAGGATCTATAAATAACTTTATCAGGATCTCCTTTATACTTTTGTGGGTTTTTAGGACGATATTTTCCTTTATAGGTCATTCTGGGCATATAAATAGTCCTGTAGTATTTCTAAACTGTATGGAGCTATTTATAATGCCACCACGTAATCGACACAACAAGCAGCTGCTGATGAAACACCAGGCGTCTTCTTTGCGGTATCCTATTGATATAGGTGATAGAGGTACTCCTTTTATACTATTCACTTCACATAAGGCTGTGTACAAAAAAGGCAATACTCAAACCCAAAAGATTGATAATAAGTCGTGTGCTCTTTATCTTCCTCCAGGATTTCAAGTAGCAGATATTATGCGATATGAAGGTGCTGCAGTTGGGGCAGTAGGTAAGATCATGGATCAGGGTATAGATTTTTTTACTGGCGCTCGGGGTGAAGATGCAAGCTCATTCGGCGATTACACTCTTGAAGATCTTAAAGAGGTAGCGTTGACCCAGGCGGGAACTGCTGCACAGGCCATTGGAGGTTTAGGTGCTGCTAAAATTGGTGGGTTGGGAGCAGGTGTATTGGCCGCTGTAGGAATGGATTCTATAGGTGTAGCCATTGATGCAACTAGAGCTAAGAGAATGCAAACTGGAATGAACCCACAAGAGTTCATGTTATTTAAAGCTTCTAATGCAAGGCAATTCTCGTTTACATTTAATTTTTTGCCGAAATCCGGAGCAGAATCTAACGCAGCAATTGATATTATTAAATACTTTAGAACGCGGATGTATCCCACTGTTGCGGCAAATGATTTAATGTATAAATTTCCAGAGGTTTTTACAATAGACTTTCGAAGTATTGAAGAGGATGCGATTCCTAAAATAGCAGAGTCAGCCCTCACAAATGCTACAATAACATACAACCCTAATTCCATGTCGTATTTTAAACAAGGTAATAGGCCAGTTGAAATAGGATTGACTCTGTCATTCCAAGAACTGATGCCATTGACTTCGGAAAATATCGAAGAGGGAGGATTTTAATGGCATACTTTAGCAACTTCGCATCAGTAGAATATGATTTTGATGGCAGTGGTATTAATAAAACAATTAAGAACATTGCTCAATATTCTACAATCATATCAAAAAATTTAGATAACGCTGCATTTTATTCTTATTATAATATCCAAGATGGTGAACGGCCAGATAACGTGTCGCAAAGCCTATATGGCTCAGCTGAATATTATTGGATATTTTTTATTTTGAATGATAACCTTCAAAATTATTGGGCCGATTGGCCTAAAGCATCCGAAGCATTGCGTGATTATTGCGAACAAGAATTTATAGGCCTTGCTGCAATATTCGAAGCTGACGTTGACGCTTTTGGCAAGTTTGTTGTTGGTGGTACTGTAACCGGTTCTCTGTCAGGCGCGACTGGAAAAGTCAAAGCAATATTTCCTACACAAGGATATATCCAAATAGAACAAGATAAAACATCGTCTGCGAACTTTAGGACTGCTGGAGAGACTATCACTCTTACTGCCTCTAATAGTACACTAGCAGCTGATATCGCAAGGGTAAGTAATTCTATTCCATGTATATCTATTGTGAAAACGGCTTATGCTCCTGCGTATCATATTGATGACGGCACATTAGAACGAACTAGGAGACGTACAGCTGGAACAACTAGCGTTACACACTTTGAAGAAGAAAATAGATTAAACATTGATAAATCTAAAATTAAAGTTATTAAGCCCGCTCATATCGGCAAAGTGGTATCAGCTTTTGAAAAAGCGATGAGAGAAGCCTAATGGCAGATGCATTAACACGAGAACAAAAAGCTTTATTTGGCGGCTACAGCACTGAGTCAGGTGATATCCGAGACTCTATGCAGAAGGCATATAGAGATCTAGAGGTGAATATTATAACAAGAGTTGATAAAGTTGATATTAGCGGTAGCGTTATTGAAATTTCAATAGAAGAAAGCATATCTCAACCTTATTTAACCGGAAGATTAATATTTTCAGATAATTCTGCGTTAACAACTGTACTTCCTATCATTGGTCAAGAGCTTGTTGAAATAAAATTTATAAGAGCTGGTGTAAAAATAGAGCACATGTTTTCGTGTACTCGAGTGACAAATATCTCTAAGGTCTTGGGTGAGGCCGCTGGTGTAGAAATGCAATTAGAGTCTACTAAGTTACTTACTAATGCAGTATCTGTTTTTTCTAAGTCTTATTCAGGTTTAGCTTCTGATATTATACAGATTATTCATACTAATTTTTTAAAAGAACCTATTGATATTCAGACACCATCGTCAACAGCACATAATATAGTATTTCCTTTTGGAAAACCGTATCCAGCTATTCGTAAAATTTTGTCATCTACATTTGGTAATGATGGAACTCCGTATTATTTATTTGAGAACCTAGTCGGCGATGGTCCTATTTTAAAGTCTTTAGGTGATATGCTTACAGAAGAAAGTGACTCAGAGTTGTTTCAGCTTAGGAAACGTTTAAATTTTAATAAAGACACAACAGCAGGACAAGGATCTAGATTTAACCCAGAAAATATAGGGGCCCTTTTTTCTTATAATGTTGTACAACAAGCAGATACTATGGCCTTATTATCAGGAGGAGCTTTATCCCAAAATACTATAAGAATAAATCCTGCTAATAAGAATTACACTGAGAATAATTTTTATTATGAAGATCATGCCTCTTGTTATTCTCCAGTAGATCCATATGAAAAGTATGAAGTAAATGATACAAAGCTTTCGGCCGGTCTTTTAAAACCAAGCATTGGGGTTGAGTTTCATAATCCTATAGCATTTGAGTCTGATGGTGTTACAGAATTAAATACTCAATCAGATGTATTAGCAAAAACTAAAAGGCGTTCATTCGATAATCGTATTAGTAATATGGTTCGTATTAAAGCAACAACAGATTCTCATCCTGAAAAAATAAAAGCTGGTGTATGTGTCGATATGTTGGTACTAGCAAATGCTCCTCCACTCCAAGGAGAGAAGCTTGAAGATAAATTGAATTCAGGACGTCATCTTATAACAAGCATATACCATACATTAAGAAGTGGCGAATACACAATGGATCTAGAATTGTCTAGAGAAGGCTTATCACAGCCTGCCAACACTGGTAAAACTGCTGCAGCAAGTTCGGGGCCACGATAATGTTATATTTTGGAATAGTAGAAGATCGTAATGATCCAAAGGAAATGGGTCGAGTCCGTGTTCGAGTGTTTGGTATTCATAGCGCTGATAAAATCAATGATATTCCTACGGCTGATTTGCCATGGTCTCCGGTGATGAATCCGACAACTACTCCTGGGACTTCTGGCTTAGGTCAGACTCCTTTTCTTACTCCTGGCTCTTGGGTAATTGTTCAGTTTATGGATAGAGAGCAGCAATCACTTATGGTTATGGGTACGGTAAACGGATTTCCTGATAATAAACCTAACTCAGAAAATGGGTTTGCTGATCCTACTGGCACATTCCCACGAAGAATTGAGGAATCTGATGTTGCACGACGTGCACGTGGTACAAACGAAATAGAAAAACAAGCAGTTGGTTCTGAACCTGCTGATCCTTATAATACAAAGTATCCTTATAACAATGTATTTCATTCGGAATCTGGTCATATGATCGAGATGGATGATACTCCCGGGCACGAGCGGGTGCAGGTGTACCACCGTACGGGAGCCTTTATTGAGATACACCCAGATGGAGCAATGGTTATTCACTCAGGTGCACACTATAATTCATCACAAAAACTTGAGATTAATGTAACTGATAACGCTTCTATTAATGTAGGTGGCAATTTAAATGCCTTAGTTGAAGGCACTACTACGTTATCATCGTTCGGTAATATTACAGCAGAAACAAAAGCTAATATGTACACGACGGTTGAGGGTAATCTTTATACAAAGGTTTTTGGTACTACTGATATTCAGACTCAAGATACAGTAAATGTAAAAACATCTGGTACTCTTGATATCCATGCAGCTGGCGATATTAAAATGTCTTCTAAAGGCAGTATCGATATAGCTGCTGGTACTACATTTAAAATATCATCAGTCGGTGCAATGGATCTAAAAGGTGCGACCGTTGATCTGAATAAAACTGGAGTCACGGCTACGGCAGCAGGATTTGTTGAGTATCACGCTGAGAATGAAACCCCATCGTTTAAGCCAGATATTTCTGAAAATAACGATAATGATGTGCAGCTTGTAACACCTTTGCACTCTGTAGTTGAGCCTGATTGAGCAACATCATATTCAAGACAAACTGCAAGCGGAGTTACTATATCACGTAAAGATTAATCATCTTCAGCAGTAA